CTAATAGAGTCAAATACCCTAGTGTTTTGTGTGACTATTGGTTGCAAAGACTATATTCCATGATACACTGACCCTGCTTTAACTTTAAGGAGATCGAAATGGAAGCAAAAGAAATTGATTGGTCTAGCTTGGTAATCGTGGGTGGTACATGGGTCAATAGCGCAGATGCGTACATTGAATCAGGTCTATACATGGATGGCACTGCAATTGAAGATGATGTGCTCGAGGAACTAACGTACGAATGTGATTTGAGCCAAATGTTATATGAAAGGAATTGAAATGAAATTAAGTGAACTAATCCAGATGCTTGAAGACATGAAAAAATTAAACAACAAAATCCTCGAAAAGGGTGATGTTCAAAGTTACTTTGACGAAATGCACGCTATTGCAGGACACATGGGTGCATTGACGTTTTACATCAGAAAAGCAAGCGAAAAGGTAATTGTGGAGGTGACCAATGACACCCTATAACACAGGCAAAGTAGTGATCGGCAAAGATTACGTTAAACCTTTTGAGCCAGTACGGTTCACCAGGGATGAAGAGATCATTCAAGATCTTTTGTTGGGCAACAGGATTCCTGCTAGTCAACAGGACATGACCGTCTTGTGGGCAGTGGTGATGGCAATCGGAGCATTATTAATTGGAGTATTTAAATGAAAATGAAATTAGCACTCTCAGACTTTGCTGAAAGATACTTTCTAGAGAACGCAACTACTCAGTATTGCGCTTACTGCCTTACCCCTAAAGCAGGAAGACTTAATTGTTGTGAAGATATCAATTGGATTGCATTCAAGGACCTTGATGACATCACACAAAGGGCGTTGATGGAAGAAGAATATGATCAAGCATTTGGAGTATCACGATGAGCGTAGCTAACCTACTTAAATTAAACGTCAATGAGCACACGGAGAAGAAAGGTAACCTTACCTATCTATCATGGGCTTGGGCTTGGGCAGAAGCCCTTAAAGCTGATCCTGAGGTGGTCTATGACGTTGCTGTCTTTGATGGCAAGCCCTACATGGATGTCAACGGTACTGCGATGGTGTTTGTGTCTGTCAAGATGTTCAACATCACTAGGACCTGCCAACTGCCTGTAATGGACTTTAGAAACAAAGCCATACCCAAACCCGATGCCTTTGCCGTCAACACCGCCATCATGCGTTGTATGACCAAATGTCTATCGTTGTTTGGCCTTGGACTGTATCTTTACTCTGGAGACGATCTCCCTGAAGACGCACCCAAAACCATCAGCGCCACCAAAGGTGCTTTTGTTGACGATAAACAAGTATCTCAAATGCACGATGTTGCAGATGCCATCAATGAACATTTCGCAAAAGATGACATCATTGGAGCATATGAGGAAGCAATTCAGGTAACTGATTCAGAGGAGAAGACTTATCTCTGGTCATTGCTTGATTCAAAGGTAAGATCAGCACTTAAAAAACATGGCGATAGCCTGAAAGGAAATTAAATGAGTTATTCACGCACACCCACCAAAGAGTTTGACAATAATAATAGGGGCTCTCTATTTAAAAATGATGCCAAAAAAGACCCTGACGATAAGTTTCCTGCTTACAAAGGTCAGATTAACGTAGAAGGTCAAGAATATTGGATTTCAGCTTGGCTAAAAACAAGCAAGCAAGGTACTAAATTCATGTCTTTGTCTGTTCAGCCAAAAGACCGTCAATCATCTGAGCCTACACGCAAAACAACGCATGTAGAAGACGATTCAGATTCGATCCCTTTTTGAGGTGAACTATGTTTGAACAAGTATTTGGGACCATCCCTAAATTTCTGATCCGCAAAAACGCCCCAGAAACGTCCGTTGTAGCAGGTAATACCGTTGATAGCACCACCCTAGAAAAAGTGGTCTACAACACGATTAAGGGCTTTCCTGACGGATGTATATCGGATGATGTGCTTGAGGCGCTTAAACCTCTGCCATATGGGTCTATAACAGGACGTTATGCAGCATTAAAGCGCAAGGGTTTAGTTGTGACTACCGATGAAAAAAGGCTCGGTAAAGCAGGTAAACCTCAATATGTAATGAGAGCGGTATAAAAAAAGGGGAGGACATATGAGTTCCTCCCCTAATACCCTCTTTGCAAATCAAGACAGGATGGCAACCGCTTGATTAGTTAATTTTACTCTTTCGTCTAAACCAAACAAGCCCCCGTTAATACGTTTACATAGGGCTTCTTGATTACCTGATTCAGCCAGTAAATTGCACCCGTGTGTGGCCCAAAACCATCCTCCACTCAATGCAGCATACATAGGGGTTTTCACTAGGTCTGGGTTTCTCACAAAATCCTGACCAAGGGCTTGTCCGCAATGCCAGTAATTATCGTGAAAGGTAAGCTGGATTGTGCCTCTTCCTCTGTACATGAACCCGTCCCCACTTGCCTCATTCCTGTTCCCTCCCCGATTGGCGTAAATTCTGTTGGCAATCTTTTGAGGTTGATGGGCAAAAAGGGCATACTCTTCTGGCTTAAAGTGAGTATGGAAGAGGGCTTGAAGGGTTTCAGCTCGATAGTTAAGATTTTCTTCCAATGTTCGGAAGTGGTTGCACTCATGTGAAAGTTGTCCGATAAAGGAGGCTTGTTCTTTAACGGTAAAAATGCTGAACTTTTGGATTGTTGCATTTAATGGCTCCACCCATTCTGGCCCAATATTTAAGGCGTGTAGTTTTTCTGCTGTAATCATATGTTGCCACTCAACAACAGATATAACATTAAGAACCCAACTGCTATGCAAATGCCAACTAAGAATCTATCCATTATTTAACTCCTTCATTGACAGTCTGCATTACTTGGTTGTACTGGGCAATACAGGCGTTGAGCTTGGTGATGGCTTTGTCTCCGTCTGAGGCGATTGCGACAATATCTTTAATAGCCTGTCGAGTAGAGTCGGGTCCATTGGCTTGATCTCCATCGGTGGAACCTGAACTGGCTTGTACACCACAGGTGGAGGGGAGGCGCAACTCACCAGAGTCAACCCTAGAATCAATACTAGCCTGTTTAACTTTAATTTCATCTTTAGCCTTTCTCAATTGATTAGTAGCCTTGCTTAAGCTTACCTTTAGCTCTGCTTCTTTAGCCCTAGCCTCACCATTAAGTCGCTCAATTTCTGCTTTATCTTCGTCAACACGTTTTTGATATCCATTTCTGTCTCCTAAAAAATAAACAGATCCTACAATCAAAGCCATACCGCCATACTTCAAGATCATGGCATGAGCTTTTAACATGGGCAAAAACCCAACAAGGAATGACGCTACAAAAGCCACAATCCCTGCTACAAAGGCCAACAGGGTCAACCAGTAGATCAGGTCACCAAACAACCAGGCAATCATAGCCCTGCCCTTGCTTGCGCCATTCTCTCCCTCTCATGGTCAGCCTCTAGCGTTGGCGGTGTTTGAGGTGGTGGAGGAGCCGTCCAATTAGGGCTAGAAACAATAATAGGAGCAGGTGGTGGCGGTGCGACATATGCGTCCTTATTTGATTTGGCAGCATTCATCATGTTTGTGGCTTCATTGGTCAAACCCTTGGTCAGAATGCCTCCTATACCGCCCACAATGAGCAATACGATGTCATTGAGCATCTTGGTATAAGCCTGGTCAATAGGAGCCATAGCCTTGATTGGCTGGCTTACAAAAGTCACCGAATAGAGTAAGGCCATCACGATGAAGGCCAATATCAGAGTCACCACAATGATCACAAAGGATCGGACCCTGATCTCTATCTCATCGGCATTGAGGCGTTCCTTGGGGCTGTTGAGGAATGCTAGCAGTAGTTCCTTCAATTTTCTTCTCCAAAATGGGGGCTACAAGATATTCAGGGCAGTCTTGATTGAATTCACACAAAGGCTTCTGGCATCTCTCAGACTTGAAATTGTCAGGGTCTTGGCAAAAATACCTGTACTGATCATGGCAACCTGTACACAAAAATGGGAAAAGTATACATATCAACAATAATGTGTATAAAAAATTGCATTTTTTAATCATTTTCCCTCAATTCTGGTCAAAGCCTTATCAACTCGAATTTCCATTTTTCTGACATCGGTATACATCCACGCCAGCAATGGCAAAAAAAGCAAAATCACAATGAGCAAAATCACAATCAATATTAAAGCTGGTGTGTCAGACTTAGAATCATTCCCCACATCCACAGAATCAGTAGAACTGTAATTGCTGAAACCACCATTCGATTTTTGATTAAATCCGCTTTTTGGTTTCGTTGCCATTGTGCTTTCCTCTTTGCCAACAACTCCTCTCGTCTTGCAAGTGCTTGGACATTCGCAATGTGCCCAATTTGTTCATTGACCCTTGAATACAAATCTTTCAACTCACTTGGCACATGATAGACCATGTAATTTGAAAGCTCAGAATTCAATTTTTCCATTTGTAAATCAGCAATGACCAACTTGATGGCAATTTCGTTGCCCTCCTCATTGGTAGCGTGTAATGCCAGCTCCTCTTGTTCTTTTTTATAGTTTTTTAGGCCATTGTAGGCTTGAAAGAATTTGATCAATGCATCACTCACTTGCTGGTAAATGAGATTTTCATCAAACTCTGGTGGTGGCTCTTTTTTCTTTTTGGCAGCTTTTGGAGCTGCTTTTTGCACATTTTGTGCATTTTCTGCGTTTATTTTTTTATCTTGGCCAAAAATAGCAGTTAAAAATCCAAACAATCCTTTCGCTTTCTTTTGGACATCTTTGGCATCTTTGACAATGCCATCAATTTCTTTGACTGCATCGGTGACAATTTGCCTTCCTTCCTTGTACATTTCACACGCATCTTTGCAGAGTTTGAAAGCTCCACTTGCAAGTGCGACAAGGGTAAATGGATCAATTTTTAGAACCCAAACAATTTATGGAAAAAGGTGGCTGCCACGCCTGGTCCAAGTAACACCAAAGCCATCACTGTATAGAGCAAATACTCAATCTTAGTCATTCTCTTTTCACCAGCAGTCAAATGCTCTTGGATGATCCTGTATCTCTCAGCACATACTGCCTCATGCACTGCCAGTCTTTTGTCGGTTTCAGCGTCCATTGTCCACCCTTAAATGATGGCCAATTTTAAAACAATTCCAATGCCTTTACCACCTCATCAGGATCGACAAATGCATCATGTTTGTATTCTTGGTCCTCCCACCACAAAAACTGGTCTTTGGCCAAATAATCCCGACTTTTAATCAAATTGACATTCTCTGGATGGCCAAAGATCAATGGGTCCGATACTGACCAAAGCACAATGCCAGGCTTTTTTTCGATGTATCCCAAATGTTGAAAGAATGAATCGCATGAAATCCATGTCCGACATTGCATCAGCAATTCTTTCAATTCATCCAATGGCAAATCGGGTCTGAAGTCTGGCCATATTTGCTTTTCACCACTGACCCCAATTTGTATCACTTTTTCTTTAATTTCCATCAATAAAACTGACCAATATGGGTAATTTTTAGGGTTTTCCCGACCATTCATCAGCTTTTTTGAGTATGGAGAAACAATGATCATAAATACATCTTTCTGAATGCCTCATTGAGTGAGCCTGTCCACTTCCATTGGGCCATTTTCAAATATATGTTCCACTGGTCAATGTTACCAAACAATTCTTTGGCTGCAGCAATCGATTCGCCAGCAATAATTTCTGGATAGCAAGTAAACACAATTGGGTTTTTGACATAAGGCAATATTTCAGAAAATACTAAATGATCGCCCATGCCACAATTGAGCACAACAATTGTGTTATTTTTAAACTTTTGAAAGTTTTGAAATATTTGCTCATCATGCGCATACATTGATTGATCAGTCTCTGACCTAATGCCACCACTGGGATTTTTCAAATGCCAAGTGACCGCATTGGGCACCACATAAAGATCATATCCTTTTTGATGTAAAGCATTGCTAAACAATGTTTCTTCCCTGTGGGCCACTTTTGAAAGCCCCAAGTGATAATCCACAATGCCAGCTCGATACAAAAATGAGCAATGCAAATGCTCGACCTTTTTGCGTTTGTGAATATATTTCCATTGGATGTTTGGCTCTGCATCGATGTTGGCCATGGTGGCCGTTGGAAATGATTCCTCAAACTGCAATGGTGGTGTCAATATCGATCCACCAACTGCGCCCAAATTGGGATCATGCAGCGTCCAGCTGAACAATTCATGCAGCACATTGGCCTCTGGAATGGCATCATCATCCATGCGCCAAACCCATTTGTATCCCATTGTGTTGGCCGCTTGATGGTTGTGGTGCGTGCCCTTTTTAGCAGCAAACCTCCATTCCCATTCAATGCCTTTGATGTCCATCATTTGAAAGAGATTTTTATAAATCAGCTCATTTCTGACATCCCTTGGATTTTCATTGTCATCAAAAATGACCACTTTGTCTGGCCGTTTGGTCTGATTGATGATGGCAGCCAAAGCCAATGGCAGCGTTGTGTCATATCGGCCTCGAGTGCCAATGCTGCATAAAACATTATCCACGATCCCACCTCAGAATCATCAAATTGAATCGATTGTGTTCATTGATGGGCCTTGGCTCTGATGTGATTGATCCATGCTCGCCAATGTATTCCATTTTAAAATCATTGAAATGATCTTCATTAAGGCCATGCAACTTGTGGTGTTCGCCCCAAAATCCTTTGGGTT